CCCGTTATATCTGCACAGATGATGTGCGATAAACACGTGGTTAAAATGGTTACAGAATACGGACAGTTGTTGTCTACTGCCCATCGTGTATTAGACGGTGAGATGTGGTACGACAAGACTAAGTCTGGTGCCAAGATCAAACGTTGGAAACTGAAAGAGGATGCACGTCAGAGTCTCTTGTACAAAGCATCCCACGTCAACCATCCATCTAATATCTGGGTTCGTGAGAATGCAGAGAACTACCGTTGGATGTACAAGCACTTTCAAGCAACTGCCAAAGAATACGAGTATCGTTACGGACGTGTCCATGCAACCTATGACAAACTGTCTGGGTTATTGTGGTTTACACCACGTAATGCTGATCAAGTACCAAAGATGACTGAGATACCACAGTGTATGCCAGATTACTGTAAACGTGATGATGTAGTAGATGGTTACCGTAACTACTATCGTAACGAGAAAAAATACTTTGCTAAGTGGAGCAAACGTGAAGAACCTTTTTGGTTTTCTGAGTGAGACTGAATATAGCACGTTTAGTGCTAATCATATGGTTATCTTTCAGTCAGTCTTCGGAAGACGATTTATACGGAGTACTAAGTAGTATTCGTAGAATGAAAGAATGCCGTGTTATAATTAACGCTTGACAAACAGTAAGGAGTTTGTTATAATGGGTACAACAATGAGATATCTTAAATTAAGAAGTGCTCAAGAGAAGTTGAATATGAAGAAACGTGCGAGAGCACAAGACGCATTGTTTCAACGTGAATTAAATAAAATGATAGGAGATGACCCACTATGGGATACAGTAGTAAAGAAGAATTCGACACAGCAGTCGAAGGTGCAGTAGAAGTACTGAAGGAGACTTACATCAACAACATTGTCTACGTGCAGGAACGCATGAAAGATAAAGCTGAAGAGGATGAGTTGAAGCAAATCGAAGAGATTATCTTAGCAACCGAAAAGATGATTATCTTTTTTATGCAAAGTGATGAGTGGGTTAAGAACCTACATGAAGAAGCAAAGAATGCAAACAGTGAAGAAGGGGAGTTAGTAGAAGATGATGACACCGAAGCAGATAGAATCGAAGAAGCAAGGAATAGTTGATGAGTTGCGTCAAGGTATCGTACACCTACAGTTTAAGAAGGTGAATGGTGACTTACGCAATATGATCGGCACTTTGAATAGGGATCTTATTCCCGCAGAGAAGCACCCACAGGAAGGCAAGGAACGTAAGGAAACTGAGAACCTTGTTGTGCTATTTGATACCGAAGTACAGGACTGGAGATCATTCAGAACTGAGAACTTAGTTGAGTATAGTCGTGGGGTATAAAGTAACTAAAGGTGGTACGAAGAAAAAACGTACTATGACAGATGCACAGAAGAAAGCGGCATCCGAACGTCTTGCGAAAGCACGTGAGGCAAGAGGACATGACGGATCTAAATCTGTGCACCCATCGTTACTTGATCTGGAGTTATATCCAGAAGACAGTCCTATACATTGGAAGAAAGTCCGTGTATGGGTAAAAGAGATAACTGGAGAACTGAGTGCCAAGAAAGCATTACGTGATTCTAAAGTCTCGTCCGAGAGGCAACAGTATCAGACACTTCAAGTTTACTTAGGTAATCTGAAGAGATACTTAACCTCTGGAGAATGGCATGACCATAGGTATGGTAGACACATGGAAGGTAAAATGCGTACAGTAGTGTATGCTATGGCATACTATCCAAGTGGTAGACCCAAGAGAACTATCGGTCATTTTTATAAAGATGTAGGTGAATACACCGAGGAGATGAAGGAAGTTGACGATAGAATTTACGGTACCGACCACTACCGAAAACCAAAAGGCGGAAGAAACCCCATTCATGAACAAGAAGAAGTTCTCGAAGATGGTGGAGAAAACGGTCAAGACCTCTGGTCTTAACTATATGGACTCGATAGTCCACATGTGCGAAAAAAACAATATGGAAATTGAGGACATAAAAAAGTATCTTGAGAAAAGTATTATCGAACATCTGGAATTCGAGGCAATGAGTTTAAACTTTTTAGAGAAAAATAATACTCTAAATGTTTAGAAAACGCTTGACTTATGCGTATAAATAGGTTATACTGATTATGTTGAAGTGAAAATACACTGAAAACAATTGTAATATAAACTGCACACAATGCACATACTGGAGAAAATATATGTCTTTTGCAAACCTAAAGAGTCGCACCAGCGACATTTCAAAGTTAGTAACCGCTGCCCAAGAAGCATCGGGTTCTACTAAAAAAACCAATAAATACACAGACGAACGTCAGTGGAAACCAACCGTTGATGATAACGGAAACGGTTACGCAGTCATTCGTTTCCTTCCTGCTATGGAAGGTCAAGATATGCCTTGGGTACGTTATTGGGATCACGGATTTAAAGGCCCTGCGGGTCAATGGTACATCGAGAAATCGTTGACTACCCTTGGTTCTAAGGATCCTGTATCCGAACTGAATTCACGCCTATGGAATTCGGGTATCGAAGATGACAAAGAGACTGCCCGTAGGCAGAAACGTAGATTGCACTATGTCTCTAACATCTTGGTTGTTAATGATCCATCTAACCCTGTTAATAATGGTAAAGTATTTTACTATGAATATGGTAAGAAGATCTTTGATAAAGTAATGGATTTGATGCAACCTCAATTCCCTGGCGAAGAACCTGTTAACCCATTCGACTTCTGGTCGGGTGCTGACTTCGAACTGAAGATCAGAAACGTTGCAGGGTATCGTAACTATGATAAGTCAGAGTTTAAATCTACTTCTGCATTATTTGATGCGGATGAGACTAAACTCGAAGCAACTTACAATCAACAATTTGACTTAGGTGAGTTTGTTGATCCAGAGAACTTCAAGTCTTATCAAGATCTCGAATCACGTCTGGAGTTAGTACTTGGTACTGCTGTAGGTGCAAACGTGACTCAAAAGAATGAAGCACTCACTGAGACTGCGGAACAACAGGTCGGAAGATCTGCCCCAGAACCAGAGATTGTTTCTGCACCCGAAACTGCATCGGCAACTGCTGAAGAGGATGACACATTGTCATACTTTGCACAGATGGCACAGGCAGACTAAGTACGACTAACTACAGGAGAAAATAAGAGTATGGGCAAACCATACCTTCTTTATGGGAACCCTTCGGGGTTCCCTTTTTTTGTTTATAACAAGGAGTAATGTATGACTATAGTTTTTTGGGTTATCGTTGTCATGGGCACCATTGGTGCCGTAGACGGTTCGATGAAATTAAATGATTTATGTGATAAGGAAGTTAAGGAAGGAACTTCTAAAACTGTTAAGGAGTGTAAACAATATTACTTTGATACACGAATTAACAAAGGGTGGTAGCATCTATAGAAATAAAAGTGCAATAAGAAACCCTACGTTCAGTCCAAGACTACACCATAGTAAGAGCAGAGTTCTATATGTGACTATGTAATTATCCAAAGAGTGACCAAGTCCTATCATTAGGATCACTGGTTGCATGGTTGTTATTCGTCAATGCGACTGTCTGAGAGTTGTTGTTGGTGGTTGATCCACCAACGGCAACAGTTGATACAACATTGCTACCTTCTGACTTGTTCTCTGATACTTCTCTATTAGTCTTTTCGAGTTCCTCACCCTGTTGTTGTTTGGCAGGTGTAATAGGTTTCTCTACTTGCTCAGATGATATCCCTTGTACTGCACTGATTGCTTCATGAATCTTTTGTACTTTACTCAATACATTGTCTACTTGAAGATCTGCTTTAAGGAATCCTTCACCAAAGTCCAAGTCATCATTGAACCCCATCATTCCAAGTCCCTCGAAGTCATGCTCTCCACCAAACGCAATACCTTTCATAAGAGTTTGTAGGTCAGATGCGAATGCGTGTAGTTTTCGTACAGGCAACTCAACCTCTTCCATAGGAGAGAAGTCTACTTCTTTTAATGCGTCTGATAGTTTGTTTACTTCATCAATTGCTAACCCTATCTGAGTAAAGTTTGCAAGATCTAAATTTGCACCTGCTGTATTGATTGCAGATACACCATCGGCAAATGGCATTAGATTATCATCAATTGCCTGTAATCCAGTAGCACCAAATAAATCATCTGTACCATCAAGTAGATCTTGGAATCCTTGACCTAATATCTTAGATGATTTTCTAAATGATTCTGCCATAGGGTCAGTGACGATATCAGTAAACTTCTTAACACCTTCTGCCAGTGGTAGAATATTATCGTCAATTGCCTGTAAACCAACAGCACCGAATAGATCGTCTGTGCCATCGAGTAAATCCTGTAACCCATCACCGACTATTTTAGATGTTTTTCTAAATGATTCTGCGGTAGTATCATCAACAATACCTGTGAATCCAGATACTGCATTTGCCAGTGGACGGATGTTATCATCAATCATTTGTAGACCACCTGCACCAAACAGGTCATCCGTACCGTCTAATAATCCTTGTAGACCTTCACCTACGAGGGTAGCATTTGCTTTAAACTCTTCTGCATTGAATCCAGTGAATCCAGATACGCCTTCTGCAAGAGACGGTAAACCTTTCGAAAGTGAAGAAACAACTAATAAGTTGTCTGCGTCTAATAGTCCGAATGGTGTGATTAGGTTGTCAAGACCTTTACCAAGATGTGACATTTGTTCTTCAAATGTACCATCTACACCAAGTGCTCCAAGTAAACGAATAGACTCAGCAAATTCTGGAGTTACCTTATCTGCCACCATGCTAAGAACTTGTGCTTCACCGATATCACCTGCTGATAATGGAGACAGTAGGTTGTTGATTGCTTCACCGATTAAACCAAACTCTTCTGGTGATACAGAAGATGCCATGCCATTTAATCTTGTTATTCCATCTGCAATCGCATCGAAGTCAACATCACCAAGCATCTGAATACCTTTAGAGTCAAAGATACCAGTATTATCACCG